ATGATGGATGACCCAATTTTAAAATGCTTGCTGATAGAAGTGGGCAAGGCAATTAGCGAGGTGGAATACAGCGTAGCCCGTCATGAAATAGTGCGTGTGCTTGATGAAGCATCGCGGAAAATAGCGGAGCTAGGTATCATAGAAAAGAAAGCAATGCCCGTTGTGCCAACAAAACGCATCACCAGAAAGGTGAGAAAACTCTTGCAATCTGAAGAGCTACTGGTAGTCCTGTACGAGTCCAATAAAAGCAACCGTCCCCTGTCTGTTAGGGACTGGCTGGCTTTGAACAGGCCTTTTTTTGATGACTATTACAAAGGAGTATCGAATCAAGCGTGCTCACTAAGTAGCGTGGTGAGTCAGCTAGTGGCGAAAGGTGCGCTTACTCGAAAGGACAGAGGTAACAAGTATGGCAAAGCACCTACCTATCGCTTCACCCTGGAAGGTATCAAGGAAGCGACATCCTTGCAGAATGATAAGCACTTGATGTCGGAATCTTACATCAAACATTTCGGAGGCAAGCAAAATGCGATGGGTTTTTAGAGGTGATGAAATTTCCAAACCGTTAAAGGTTCGTTCGCCTTGCATAGGCTATTGCTCCGCTAGTAATCTGGGTGATGAGATATGCATAGGATGCTATAGAAACGCGAAAGATGTTGATATGTGGAATCGGTACTCGGAGACAGAAAAGACGGAAGCCCTGATAAGAAGCTATCATAACTACAAAGCAATGAAGGAGAAAAAAGCATGAATATCAGTGAGTTAAAAGACTCAGAGGCTATGTCAAAAGTAATAAGCAATAGGCGTGGTGAGATAAAAGAAAAGCTGCTGGAGTTTTTAGACGCAGTAGATGAAGACTTTAACAGGCATCACGCCAGTAGCTTTGTGCTGGAGAACACTGCACCTAGAGAGCATGACTTCCAGGTAGACGCTGTTGTATCTACTGTTAGGAAATACTTCAACTCCTTCGAGCATGAAGGACTCATCGAGAGGACAGGCAAGAAGTCCCGATATGGGACATACTTTTACAGGAGGATAGGATGAAAACAAAAGAGATGAAAGCAGATTGGGAGCTGGACTGGCAAGGCTATGGCTTCAAGTTCACTGACATGACATACACTGAAGTATGCGAAGAAATGGAAGGGCTGGTTGACCTATCGTACTGTCGACTGGTACGTACACAGCCCTTGAAAGCATTGCAACCCCTCTCAGAGCCGCTGGTTGAGCCTGTGAGAGCGTTAAAGAAGGATCTATAGGATGGTATTACGAACGAAAGAAGAGGCTTTAAACGCTCTTAGAGAAACTGTGATGGCTACTCGGAGGACACACTGCCTGGTGTACACTGGGCATGGAGTCATCGAGATAAGAAAAGAAGGTGAGTGTGTGGGTTATGAAGTGATTAAGAAAATGTATCCACTTAATAGTCTACTATAGAGTACACTTAGAGGACAACATACAACAACAAACCCTTAAATGAAAAACTATGTAGAAGAGGGTATCACACAAAAAGGAGGAAGTCAAATGTTAGAAAAGTTATATGATAGACCAATCGGTGAGTACATAGCACGCTTGAGTGAAGCAAGTAAAGATGTTAGTAATGGTATGTGTACTTTAGAGGAAGCTATAGACTTGTATCGTGTGTCTGCTGTAGACTTGCGCCAGCTCCACTTAGAGCAAAAGGAGTGGCATGAATACACAAGAGACTATGGCTACGAAGGAGCTGTGAGAAAGCGATGATGATAGAAATAGGTGAGAGTGGTGTGGTCTTGTGTTCTACAAGGCAGGGTGTTGGTGTTGACTTGCAGTTTTTAGGACGTGCTACGACACCTATCATGCTTTTCGATGACTACGGTGACACTATGCTCTGTGGCTTGGAGGGTTTGCACATACGTCTGCCCTTCTTTGAATTTAGTATTGGTATTTTATATGAGGCGGATAATGGATAACTATGAACAAACACATCAACCATGTGATGACTGTGGGTCATCGGACGCGAAGACGTACTATGAAGACGGAGGAAGCTATTGTTTTTCGTGCAAGAAGTACACCAAAGCCAGCGATGATGCACCAGCAGTGGTGTTGCCAAAGGTAGAGAAGGAAGGCATACCAAAGCAACCATTCACTGACATTCAGAATCTGCTAACGACTGGTGATTACTCTGGTATCACTGAGCGTAAGCTAACGGTAGCAACAGCTAAGATGTACGGAGTCCTGCGTACACCAGACAAGACATACTTTGCGTACTACGGTGAGGACTCAGACCTTGTGCCGATAGCTTCGAAGGTCAGACATCCAGACAAGAAGTTCCACACTGCTGGAGACTTTCAGAAGACATTGATGTTTGGTCAGCAGTTATTCCCTGCTGGCAGTGCGAAGTCAATCACTATCACTGAAGGTGAGTTCGATGCTTGCGCTGTGTACCAGCTAACAGGTAGTAAGTATCCAGCTATCTCTGTCAGAGCAGGGGCTAGTGGTGCGCTGAAGGATTGCAAGGCTAACTACGAATACCTTGATAGCTTTGACAACATCGTCATCTGCTTTGATGCTGACGAGCCAGGACAGAAGGCAGCCAAAGAAGTAGCAGAGCTGTTCGGTGGAAAGGCTAAGGTTATCAAGCATCTCAAAGGCATGAAAGATGCCTGTGATTATCTTGTCGCTGACCATAAGCAGGAGTTCAACACTGTCTGGTGGGGTGCAGAGAAGTATGTACCTGACGGTATCATCAACGGTGCTAGTATGTGGAACGAAGTATCGAAGCCACTCAAGGGTGCAGACTTACAGTATCCATACTCTGGAATCAACGAGCTGACCTACGGCATCAGACAGAGTGAGCTGATAACGATCACTGCTGGCTCTGGGCTTGGTAAGTCACAGTTCCTTCGAGAGATTACCTATCACATCATGAAGAATAGCGAAGACAACATAGGTATGCTGATGCTGGAGGAATCTACACGCAAGACGGTAGAGTCTATGATGTCCCTGTCTGCCAACAAACCACTGCACTTGCCTGACATCAAGGCTACTAAGCAGGAGAGGAAGGAAGCATTCGAGGAGACTATGTCATCAGGAAGGTTTCACTTCTTCGATCACTGGGGTAGCTTGGGAGTCGATAACGTCATGGCTCGTATCAGGCACATGGCTAAGGCTCTTGACTGCAAGTACATCATTCTCGATCACATCACCATGATTGTCTCCAGTCAGGCTAACGGTGATGAACGCAAGGCTCTGGATGAAGTGATGACTAAGCTCAGGACGCTGGTTGAAGAGACAGGCTGTGCTGTGTTCGCTGTCAGTCATCTGAAAAGACCAGACAGCAAGGGGCATGAGGAAGGAGCAGTGGTTAGCTTGTCACAGCTCAGGGGTTCTGGTGCTATAGCACAGCTAAGTGATATTGTGCTAGGCTTGGAGAGAAATGCTCAGGCTGACGATGTGTTTGAACGCAACACTACCAAGGTCAGGGTACTGAAGAACAGGTTTAGTGGCTTAACAGGCCCATGCTGTAACCTGCACTATGATGCAATGACAGGTAGACTTCCAGAGGTGAAGGAGGTAGACAATGCTAAAGCTACTAAGTAAACTCAAGTGCTTGCTAGGATTCCACGACAGTATGTACGTTATGTATGTCGAGACAGAAGAGGAAGTCTGTGCAAGGTGCGGTAAGATAATTGCTGGGAAAATTAAATGAGATGTAGGGCTTGTGATGCTTTACTAACGGACTACGAGGCGACAAGGAAGTCGGCAGAGACTCTCGAATTTATAGACCTTTGCAATAACTGTTACCGTTACATAATAGATGATGTCGACACTATAGATCGTGAGGACTTGCGAGACATAGCAGACGAGGAGGAGACATTACCGCATGAGTACGATGAAGAAGACGATCTATTTAGATATTGAAACTAACCTGGCACACAATGTTATCTGGTGCTGTGGTGTGCAGGACGATCAAGGCAGTACGATGTTCACTGATAACATAGGTCTTCAGGAAGTCATCGACAATGCTGACGAAGTAGTAGGACATAACATCATAGGCTTTGACGCTCCTGTTCTGGAAGCAGTGTGGGGTGTGAAGATACCAGCCAGTAAGCAGACAGACACTCTTGTGATGTCTAGGCTGGCACACGCTGACGAAAGAAAGCATAGCTTGGAGGTCTGGGGAGAGAAGTTAAAGTTCCCGAAGATAGACTTCGATGACTATGACGGAGGGCTAACAGAGGAGATGAAGGGCTACTGTGTGCAGGACGTAGCACTGACAGCCAAGCTACACGAGACATTGATTAATGATTTAAAGGAGTTCTCTGCTAGGTCTATCAAGCTAGAGCATGACGTAGCTTTTATCCTGAAGCAACAGGAAGTCAATGGCTTTAAGCTGGACATTGAGAAGTGTAACGACTTGTTCCTGACTGTAGAGAAAGAGATGGAGCAGATAACAGAGAGGCTACAGTTAGTCTTTCCTCCTGAGTGTACTCCCAGGCTGTCAGAGAAGCAGACTCAGGAGTTCATGGGCAAGACCATACCGAAGTTCAACAAGGCAAAGCTACAACCATTCAACGTAGGGTCACGCCAGCAGATAGCAGAGAGACTTATGCTACATGGTGTCAAGCTGACTGAGAAAACAGAGAAGGGACAGTTGATAATCAACGAGAAAGTGTTAGCCAAGCTGGACACACCAGAGACTAGACTAATCAATCGCTACCTGATGTTACAGAAGAGAGCAGCACAGACAGAATCATGGCTCAAGGCAGTATCCAGGGACGGTAGGGTACAT